TTCATCATTCGCCGCTGCTCCATCACTCAATGTCTCTAAGTGGAAGAGGTCGTATTCTTTGGCACCAAAAGGCTGTGAAATGATTGCTGGGGTCTTTGGGGTAGTGTACCTGGTGTCAAACCTTCCATACCTTGCTAGATTGGTTAGAGATGTGTCTCCTGAATCTTTTGAAGTGTTTGCTGTACCAGATAAAACTGCAACCGTATTTTGGGTAGCTGACGCCACAACTGTAGCTAGCTCGTTTTCAACGGCAAAATCCAAATACAGTAAATGCTCCTCTTCTTGGAACTTATTTGGGTCTGTATTTAACACCTTGCTGATATAATCCCTATCCGCAGGATCAAGAGATGCAGAAAATATTCTGGCACCGGTAATAGTATCATCATTACCAAACCCAGTACCGGCAGAAGATGAAATAATAATCTTGATACCGAAACGATCATTCGAAGAATCAACATTTCTGTATTTAGCAACATCATCCCTATTATGCCAATCAATATTGCTAGAGGCAAGATACTCATTTCCATCAGCAATTACCATTCGAGACCCGGAGGCCATGAACACAACCCCTCGAACAAGGTTTACTGTATCTGAATCAGAAGAATTAAAACTGCTGTTATCCGTAAAAACCGGGAAACCCGATATTTCACTAGATGACACATAGTGTTTTGCACAAATAAACTGCACTGCTCCCTTATGTACGCGGGGACCACTATTAGTGTTAGTGGCAACTGTTGGCGAAACTTTAAATCCGGCGTTCGCAACGGTGCCTTTGTTGTTTGTAGCTAATATATCAGATGTGGTCTGGTTGGCTCCTGCCCCCAGAACCCTCATGTAGGTCACTGCTGAACGATGCTTTAGAAATTCTCTAACTGCATATGGTCCAGCCTTATCAGCACTTAGTCCGCCGAAGCGACGCTCAAAATCTGCATACGATCCAACTGTTACAGGTACGAATGCTGGTCCACGCTCAGCTGTACCAATAATTCCAGCCGGCGTGCCAAGTGGTTCCTGTCTCCGCTCTGATAGATCTATCTCGTTTTCAAAAAATCCTGGTGATCGGAATGTCTGTTCGGCCATTGACGCCTCTCCTTAGCCCATTTGGTTTTATACTATAAATATTTTGAAAAAACCAAATATTCTGCCTAAATCAAAATTTATAACTTATCTAGCCCTTTTATTAGCCCTGGACGAAGGACTGTCTCACCACGTTTCTTGTTGTAAGACTTAACTTTTAGTGCTACTGGTTCACTCTTACCAGTTATAGGGTTTATTTGCTTAGTAACATAAACAGCCCCAGTTGAACCCCTTGCGTGTCCTCCAATTAGGACGGATTCATTATTATTCAAGGAAATCTTTTTTCCTTTTGTGAAATTTCTTGCATCACTTCCAGCCTTAGTAGAGCCAGGGCGAGCAATATTAGCATGGAGGTCATTCTGGGAAGATGGGTTAGTTCCCATAGCTCCTCCTGGAATTTCAGATAATTCATCTGACATATCGCTTAGAATAAAGTCGCTAGGATCGCCAGATATAGGAGACCCTCCTGCTTCATTATGTATGAAACTATTTGATTCAATTGTTTCAAAACTTATCTCCGGAGCAGACACAAATTTTCTAATTTGATTTTGGCTCCCCGGATACTCTGGGGTTACCGTATAACCTGGAACCGTGACGCTAAAAGAATATCGGACAATTCTTTCTTCATCCGAAAAATCTTCGTAATTTGAATCGTATGATATTCCATCATCAAATTTTGCAACAAACCAATACCCTTTATCTGTTTCAATTCTATAAGTTCTTCCATTATAGTCATGGTAACCAGACATAATAGAAGTTATTACATTGTTCATCTGCTGCGTATACTGTGTCCATATCGTTACTTCATAGGTTGCAGTGAAAAACTTGGGTGGAGGAATTGTAATAATTTCAAAAATATTTTCACCAATTCCAAACGGTTTTTTACTTTCCAATCTACGGGTAGCAACTGTTCCGCCAAGAGACCCGGTAGTTGTTGATGTCCTATGGGCTTCTGACGATACATTATCTTGGTTTTTTATAGATTCCCTATTGATCAAATTTTGATATTGCGGATCTGACTCAGATAACCTCTTTTTAATAACAATCGGCTGGTTTTGGGAATGAGAAAGACTGGTAGTTTGCGATATGGCGTTTCTAGTAATTGATATTAGGGGAAGTATTAGGACCCCTGATTTATCTCTAAGGGCTTTTTTTCTTCTTAGCAGGGCAAATCTCTCACCTGTTGCAAATATTACAGGAATTCTCTTTTGAGTTCCGTCAATATTATAAAATAGGGCAATATCTTTATTGAAAAGATTGAATAGCGCTCTATCGACATCCTCAATAGCACAACTAGCAATTTGAATATCATCTGGGATGTTATTTCCCTCTGTTCCAGTATCGATCGATACGCCGTCAGATTTTGATTTTGTAAACCTAGTAGACATTATTCATCACCATAGAATGTTGAGTCTAAATCACTACCTGTTCCATCTGGGCTTACCTTTTTAGGGCCACTCAATGGTGCTTCTAATTTTCCATCAGCCCTTAGTTGCCTCTTATCATTAGTCTTACCGAGCTCGTTTTCTTCCTCACCACGCTGTTGGACAAAAACATTTTGAACGGCGTTTTCGTCATCGTATTCCTCACCTATTGGACCGAGGGCCTTGAAATTAATTTGCCCTAATCTTGCCTGGCGTCCAGTGATCTTTATACCTAGTGTTCTATCAATCTGTCCGAAAACGTAATTTTCAACTATTGCAGATGTTATCTCAAAGAAATTTGTTCCATAACTAAAATAGTCGCCTGAAAGCACTTCAATTTCTTTATCTAGTAAATCTCTCTGATGAAGGTAGACGACTATGTTGGAATATTCCTCGTCTCCAAATTTTGTAGTTCTTTGTTGCCCTGGTTCCCATTCGACAAGTGCATCAATTTCAACAGGAGGAGCAAACACCTTGTTCATGGACTCTTCATAAACATCATGCACGTCGGAAAGATCTTTTTCGACACGATAATAATAGATTTTCATGCCAATCACATCTTTTGTGACTTCCTTGGCCAGATCGGCAATGAGATCTATTTCTCTCTTTGTTACAAAAAGCTTGCTCATTTACTTATCCAATAATTATTGCCTTGCCATTTGGAATAGGTATTCCCTTCAAGATTCTTTGTAGGTTTTCCGCTTCCTCGGCCTTATTGGCAATGAGCTTGGAATATGTCATAGTGTCAAGCATCTCTCTCAACTGAGTTGTGAGATTTGATTTTTCCTCTCGCCCAGCGGAAACTAAATCATTGCCGTTGAGAGTCAGTGAGGATCCAGGAATAGGTACTTGATCAAATTTAGATCTAACAATTCCTAATAGTTCTTTTGCACTCGATAGAGCATACTGCCTTATCCATTGTCGACCCATGCTATTTATGTTAGAAAAAGTCAACCTACCAAAAGGAACATTTGAAAGACCGCTGACACCATAAATTGTTGCATCAGCATAATCCGGCCGTAAAGGATCAGGCGCAAAACCAACTTGTATAAACAGATTCTTGGGGTCATCTTGGGTTGGTTTAGGGTAAATTCTTATTTTTGTACCCTGAATCTTATACGAATAATTTGATCTTCTAACTCTATTAGACATATCGAGCTGTCCACCACGTAGTACATCTTCAAATATGGGCAAAACATAAAAAACAGTTTCTGGTGTAAATGACTCAAAAGAGAATTCATTATTTAGATAATTTATAGCAGAGGTGGTGTCAAAAAATCTATAGGCTGCCTGTGGAGAATAATGGAATACTTCCATAATTTTCATTTTTCCACCGGTCTTATTGAGGCTGCTGTCAACAAGCGGATTTCCTGCTGCATCGTTGAGGGTTTCATAGATATTGTAATCTTGTTGCCCTTTGACCAACGTAATCGATCCTGATGCGGCGTTGTATGAACCACCGAGGCCAGCCTGCATTGCATATGGCTCAGCTTTCCTAAGAAAGAACTCCAACGTTTCGCGGGAGTATTTCTGCTCTTGCCCTTCTAAGGAACCTGTCGAGATGCCTAGGAAATTTGTCAACTGGCTCTTCGCCTGGTATTCGTTTACGATTTTCCCGTATTCGAAAAGTGACTCCTCCAGACACATCCAAATCATCTTTTTTGTCAGTTCAACGCTTAGAACATCATCACCAAGCTTACGTTTGACAAACAAAACAAAACCATCAGCTTCTGTTTGAAACTCTAGATCTGAATCGAAAATGCCATACGGCGTTGGATTTAGTGTATTTAGAAAACTTGCCATAATTCGACCTCGGCTATAAATATCAACTCAGCCGTGACGACGAATTATAAAAGCTTTAATGCTGCCATGGCGGCTGCCATAATGACTTGAATAACAGCGAATGCCGTGACAGCACGGACCATGAATATTTCGTGTTTGTCTACTTTCGTAATCACGGACTTGAGTTGTGCCGGCGATACGACTTCATCAATTTTCTCTTTCCAAACCTTGAGTTCATCAATTTTTGATTCACGGGCTGACAACGTCGCAAAGCTTAGTTTCAACTCTTTCATTTCGTCAGACAGCG